GACAAAAAGCCAACACCAGCGCCAATGCCAGTTCCAATGCCAGGCAACACGGAACCAACCGCGGCACCGGCACCGGCACCAGCCGCACCAGCAGCAGCAAACTTACCTAGAAGTTTTGCGCCACCTGCAAGATTTACTAGCTCTTGAATTGCTTTTGTTGCCATGTCAGCAAATTGGGCAAATACTGCAACAACACTTTGAGCGAATGAAACGACAGCAGAGCGAACGCTGGAAACCCTATCTTGAATCATTCCATCCGTTTCTCCAAAGCGAGCAAAGAAATCAACAAGACCTCTAAACGCAGCAAAAAGAACATCACGCACAGCGGCAAGCGCTATCCCTATATTTTCAATTGCTGGCCTTAAACTTGAATCAAAATTTGTTTTTAGGCTTTGAATAAAATCAATCAATACTTGATTGAATCCCTTTAGGTCCAGCGCTTCCGCTATTGCGCCGCCCATGGTGGCAAAAAATCCTTCAATCTCACCGGCAAGCTGCGCGTAGATTCCTGAAAGCGTGTTCGCCTGCGCTTCTGCCTGCGCCTTTACTTTGTCGTTTCCACTCAGTCCGACCAGCGCGTTAAGCGCATTCGTTCCGCTTACCTGGCCGCCAGCAAGCATGGCCATGGCGCGCTCGGCGCTGATGGCTTCGCCAGTCACGCTAGAAAGCCTTTGCGCCAGCGCTTCATAAACAGGCAAGCCCATGCTGGCAAGTTCTGCAAAGCTTTGCGCGTTCACTTCACCGGTGGACATCAGCGCCAGGGAAATCTCGCCCAGCTTGGTAAAAACTTCAGACGCGCCAGAACCGGCAGCTTTGGCAGACTGACCAAAGCTTTCAAGCATCCTTGCCGTTGAATCGCTGTTGATTCCAGCGGCCAGCATTTTTGCTGCAAGTCCACCCGATACATCAATTGCAATTCTTCCCTTGGAAGAAATGTCTTCAAGAACAGAACTAATCTTTTCGGCGCCAATATTTTCGGAAAGCCCTCGAATACGAACCATTACATCTTCTGTTTTTTTGAAAGCTTCAATGGCGCGATCATAAAACTTGTAAACGCCATAAGCAGCTAAACCGGCAGCGGCTGCGCCGTAAACGTACTTGATAGCGCTGGTTGCCTTTTCAGCAGAAGACACAAACTTGTTACCAAAATTCGAAAGCGTAATTAAGTTCGTTACATTCTTGGAAATGCTTGAAGTGGATTTGGTTACATTATCGCCAAACTCGGAAACTTTCTTTTGCGCTTTACTCATGTTGGAAATAAAGTCACCAACAGATAGTGACATACCAACCGAGAGAGCGCCGATTGTTTTTGCCATCACTTAGCCTCTTGGTGTTCCGACTGCAACCATCCACGCCTTAAACGCTGCAAACTCGTTCTTTTTCGGCTTCGCTACCGAGTACCAGTCAGGTATAAAATCCACGACTTCAAACAACTTGGAATCTTTTCCGCGCCATTGATTTGCCATCATTGCGCAGACCTGCGCGGCGTGAATGTCCGCGCGGTCACCGTCAAGCGGTTCCAGCGTTGAATACGCCATCCAATCCGTTAGCTCGGCGCTGTCCACGGTGTCGAGAATCTCGCCGACTGTTTTTTTCAGGTGACCGGCCAAGCGAAAAAGAAATCGCCTGGTCGGTCGCTCGATTAGTTTTTTCTTGCAGTCTCCACCGCGTCGGACGTCATGCCGTTATGCCGCGCCGCTGCGTCAAAAATCTTTGACACAAAAGGCGCTGGCAGGTCACCGACCGCGTTGATTTCGTCATCCGAAAACAGGCGTTTGCCGTTCTCGTCTGCGACCGCGCGAACGACCAATTTGGCGCGCACGTTGTCCAGCTTGGAAAGACTGTTTTTTGCGTCCGTAAATTCTGCCTCGAGCGCGTCGCGTTCCCTTGAAGAAAGAACGCGCAAGTAGACTTTGCCTTCAAGCTCAGGAAGTTCTAGTTCCCCAAGCTTGAAGGCGGAATTAGCGGAAAGCAATTTTGCTTTGTCAATCATTACAAATCCTTATTATGTCAGCGTGTAGGTAACAACGCCGGTTGGTTTCAGTCCGATAGTTGCTTTAACGGTGTTGTCACCGACGCTGACAGCGTCCATGGAAACACGGGTAACGATTGCGTTAAACGAACAGCTTCCAGCGCTATCAGCAAGCGCGATGGAAACCGCTTTGGCTTCGTTGGCGCCGTAATCGTCCACATAACCGGCAACGGTTCCGATACCGGTTCCCGCGCCGCATATTACGGATACGGTCATTTCCGCGCCGTCCAGCAGGCCAGGAATATATTCCTTAGCTCTTCCGGTTGAGCCAAGATGGGTAACGTCAATCGTTCCGCGCTGGTACGATGGCGGCGTGATATCCGTAACGCCGGTAATCGAAGTTCCGCCAATCGTGATCGTTGCGCCGTAGCTTGCAGCCGCTGCCATGGTAAACTCTCCTATTCTCGGTACTGAATCAGAACGTCCATTACCACGCGGTAATAAAGGGAATCTGACCCGTCGATTGCCTCGCTTAAATCCTGCTCATCCTCGACCACCGAGGAGAGAACCGAAACGCTGGCACTTGTCCCGGTGTATCCGTCGAGTCTGCTGCGAACAGCGTTGGCCACCTGTTCCGCGCTTGCTTGGGTTGCTGCTAGAATGTCCAGTTGCATTCGTGTTTCTGGAACGTTGGTCGGTCCACCCAGCGTTGGCGTGCGCGTCGTGGAAATCCTGTGATAGACGACATAAGGAAGCGTGGTATCCTGCGGCGCTTTGCCAGGATAAATACGCTGGCCAACAAGACCGGTAACGGTCGCATCGGAAACCAAACGCGCTCGCATGGCCTTGGCTGCGCTCAAACGCTTCCCCCTTCAATTGCGGACTTTAGTATTTTTTCCATGGCGCTAAGAACAGAACTTTTATTTTGGTCCCAAGATTTTCTAAGGAATGGATTCGGAGCGGCGCCAGGATGCCTATAAGCTCCGCCAAAAGATAAAATCAATCTTTTGGCAAAACCAAGCACACCTTTTCCAGTTCTGGAATTTTTCTTGATAGAATGCGCTGCCGTTCCGTATTCAACAAAATGCGCATACTTTGTCGGTATTCTGTTTTTGCCGTCAATAGTTTTTCCTGCTCGACGCTTTGGACCGATGATTGAATACGCAAAACCCTTGGCAAATTTGAAACGCTCGCGGAATCCTAAAGCCTTTTTTAAAATCTTATATTTGGTAGGAACATTCCCTCTGGCAGCTTTCAGATAAATCTTTCGCCCTTCCTTCAATGCGTCTTTAAGCGCTTTGTTTCTAACTTTTTTATCAATCTCTTCCATGGATTTAATCAAGCTTTTTAAACTCGATATATCAAGACTGACTGAAGCGCGTGGCATCAGGAACCCCTTTCGACGGCGTCAATTTCCAGTTCCCAAGACGCTTCGTCAATGTTGCGAACGCTGATGATTTCCAGAACGCGCGAACCCATCATGATTCTGTCGCCGTGGCTTACATCTTTGCGGTGACGAATGCGCACGCGGTGCGAAAGCGTGGCACCACGCGCCGCTCCGATTTCCTGTTCTCTACCGGACAGCGGGCGAACGCTGGCCCACACGGTCGCGTAAGTTCCCCAAACGTTGATCGGTTGACCGTACGCGTCCACGCTGTTGCCAGCCTGGCGTTGAAGGTTCACCCGCTGCGTAAGTTCACCGGCCTTGATCATTATTGAATGATTCCCCGCTGAAACATTTTTACAATTGCATCAACCGTATAAGGAACTTCATTCACAATATTGCCGACGTTTACCGTTTCTCTTACGGCGTACCAATGTGCAACCAGAAGCTTGATAGCCTGTTTCAAGATTGCAGGAACCGCGCTCGGAGCGCCGTACCCAGCAACGTAAGTAATGGAAACGCAACCCATTCCGCCGTAAACTTCTGGCCAATCAAGGTCAACACCTGGCGCAACGCGCGCAGGATTGGCGGCGGTGTCAATGTCCACGTCGGTCAAATCAACTTCTTGCCAATTGCCGTCGCTGTCCAGATAGTCGATGGAACTGATTGACTGTACCGGTCCTTCGAGATACCAGATATCTGGCCATTCATCGCGGTCGTCTTGAATCGTTTGCGTCACCAGGCGAATGCCCGCTTGTGTTTCAATAAGTTGACGCGCTGCGGAAATCAGCGAATTAACAAGGTCGTCATCTTCAAGAGAATCAATCCGGCAATGAAGTTTCACTTCCTGAAGCGTTACCGGTTCCAGCGCTGGCGCGGACGTTACTTTTGTCATCGCTTTTCCTTCGCTCGCTTGGAAATTGCCTTTTCGATTTTCTTGGTTTCTACTGGTGCGCTCGGCTGAGCGGTTTCCACGGAAACCGCCCAACCTTTTTGAATCGCACCCTCGGCCTCAAATGCTGGCAGATCATAAACCAGGTTACAGTCGTAACCAAAATTTAGGCCAGCAACTGAGGTAAGGAATTTAACCTTCATGGTTAGCTAGCCGCCATCGCCATCACCTTGAGCGGGTCGGTGCCTGCGTCAAGAATTCGGCCGTCATGACGAGAGAAGCCCACGAAGCCAACTTGGTGGTAGTCAGCGTATCTTTCTTCCAGACGCAACAGAGTAAAGTCGGTTACGTCGCGGATAAGGTACTTGCTGAAATCACCGGCAACGATCACCTTGGCGGAAGCGGCGATGCTCGCAATGTCCTGGTTAACCACAATCGGCCAACCCAACAAGGTGCCAGGCGAAGCGCCTGTAATATCCTGCTGGAAGATCGGCCTGTTCTGGTCGTCCACCAGTTTGCGAATTGCCTTTAAGGTTGAATCGTGCAGCATGAATCGAGCATTGGCACGATATGCCGGGTCCACGGAATGCTGCAAATCCAAAATTTCCGCGTAGGTGATCGCCGAAGCGCTGGCGCAGGTTACGCCAGTACCAGCATTCACAACGCCCTGCGGCTTGCTAGAATTGTCACCGGTCGTGAAATGGGTGTTCAGGATTCTTGCAATCCTGGTTCCCAAAGCGTTTCCGATAAAAGATTCCAAATCAATCGCGGTGTCTTGCAGCAGTTCAGCAGACACGCGCACAAGCTTTGAAGAGTATTTGTAAGCCTTCAAAGTGATCTGCGCGAAGGTCATATCCTGTTCAGATACTTGGCTATTTTCGGCAAGAATCGCGCCTACGTTGCCGGTGTCGTTAACAGTCGGAATCGGCAAATCGTTTCCGCTGTCGGTGCGAATCACCTGAGCAACTTCGCGCATACCACCGAAGGAAAGCAAAGATTCCTCAAGCTGGTTCAAGAAACCTTGCGGCACAGTATAACCACCGGCGGAACCGGTGAGAGACTGCGCGCGCGCTTCCTGAATGTTGCGCGGCGCTTTGCCGCCAAGCCTGAAGGAAAGCTTGTTGTTGTGCAAATCCAAACCGCTGCGCTGAGCGGCTTCGCGCTGGCGGTCGGTAATGCCTTCGATTGAGTGGTAACCAAGCCAGCCGCGAAGCGCAAGTTTCTTGTCTTCGGTGGATTGCTTATCGTTCAGGTCGCGCACAAAAGCAGGCGCTTCAATCGGTGCAGTCTT